CGTGCTTTCTACTTTGAAACATATCTACCAGAATATGCAGCAATGTTTGATAAGTTACCGATATCTGCCTTCTTATCTCGTCCACAGACACCAGATCCAGATATGACTCTACATAACCTACAGTTCTGGAACTGTATGGACTACGGTGTAGTGGCAGTACAGAAGCAGTTTATCGGTTCAATGCACTATGAAGTCTATACTCGTGACTATGGCACTCAAACTGGTACATATGTGTGTACTTTAGACAACTATCATGCTGATGTTGATGCGATTGACTACTCAACGAGTGAGATACCAGCTGAACATAAGTCACATAATATCATTGAATTAGATAATGGTCAGTTTTGTCTCTATCCAAACAACAGAATGAGGATATATGACAACAGTATCACTCCTGAGACACCTAAGAATCCCGATTTTAAGGTATCAACTGTGTATTATCAGGTGGAAAACGGTCATGATCGTGATGGATTAGGTTCTGAAGAGAATTATTTCTGGAAAACAGCAAAAGAGAGGAAAGAAAGACTCCCATTTGAGCCAGAAAATGAAGTAAGTATTGATATTGAACCAGAATTAGGATAAATAAATTATTAAGGAGGTAAAAATGGTGATTAAAATCGATAAATCAGAGGAATTCATTAAATCTGGTCGAAAATTGATCAGTGAATATGATGGTGATGCCTATTTTAAAGAGGAAGAAGAGAAAAAACCCGAATTTTTGAAAGAGGATCAATAAATAAACGTATTACTTCAAAAACCCTTATAGATATATTAGGAAAAATATATCAAATTGAATGGTAGTTAAAATTTCTCGTGCATTTAAGGACATTAGTTTGTCATTTACGAAGCATCCCGTCACAAATGATGTGACTGTGCTGAAAAATGAAGATGCAATTAAGAAATCAGTTGTGAATTTATGCCGAACACGTATAAATGAGAGATTTTTTAACGAATTATTGGGTACATCAATTGAAGATTCATTATTTGAAACAGATTTAGGTGATATTTCATCTTTTTTAGAAAGAGAAATTACTGTTTTACTTAAAAATTTTGAACCTAGAATCAATTTAACGAACGTATTAGTTGAATCAATTATAGATTCAAATGAATTACAGATTCGAGTTGAGTATGAAATTACTGGATTACCATTTCCAACACAAAATATAGAATTTTTACTCCAACCGACTAGGGTATAATGTCATTTACACAGTTTACAAACCTCGATTTTAATACTTTAAGAGCTCAGATCAAAGATTATTTGAGATCAAATTCAAATTTTACAGATTTTGACTTCGAGGGATCTAATTTCTCTATATTAATAGACACTTTAGCATATAACTCTTATATAACTGCTTATAATACGAATATGGCTGTCAATGAGTCATTCATTGATAGTGCTGTTTTACGTGAAAATGTAGTTTCTTTGGCAAGAAATATAGGTTATGTTCCAAGATCTAAAAAATCATCAACTGCAACTATTAGTTTTAGTGTGGATGTATCGTCTTTAGATGCACTATCTGTTAGGTTAAACGCAGGTTTAGTGGCTTTAGGTGCAGTTCAGGGTGGCAATTACACATTTTCAATTCCAGAAAGCATAACAGTCACACCAAATAGCAACGGAATTGCAAATTTTGATAATATTTCCATATTTGAGGGTAATTATTTAATAAAAACTTTTACTGTGGATAGTTCACAGACAAATCAAAGGTTTATTTTGCCAAATCAAAATATTGATACTTCATCAATTCGTGTTGAAGTAGTAGAGAAGGGTGAGAGTTTTACATATAACGCATATACAAATATTTTTGATGTTAATCCTCAATCAAGATTGTTTTTAATTCAAGAAGTAGATGATGAAAAATATCAAATTATGTTTGGTGATAATATTTTAGGTAGAAAACCATCAAATGGATCTGTAATTAGAGTGTCATATATCGTCACAAACGGAGTGGAGGGAAATAATGCTGCTAACTTTACCTTTTCTGGCACATTAACTTATCCTGTTGGTGGTGTCTCTACTAATATTACAAATAATGTATCTCCCATATCAACCATTCAGAGATCCGAAAATGGAGATTCTATAGAATCCATTGATAATGTCAAATATCTTGCTCCAAGAGTCTATGCATCGCAGTATAGAGCAGTTACACCTAATGATTATAAGAGTCTAATACCCTTTTTATACCCAAATATTGACTCAGTAAGTGCTTACGGTGGTGAAGAACTTGATCCACCTGAATTTGGTAAGGTCTATATTACAGTTAAACCAAAAAATGGTGAATTTTTATCAGCTGTAGCAAAAGATTCAATTAAAAATGACTTAAAAAAGTATACGGTAGCTGGAATTAAGCAAGAATTTTTAGATTTAATGTATTTGTATGTTGAATATAACACAACTGTTTCTTATGACTCAGGATTTATTTCAGATTCATTAAATTTACAAACTAGAATACAATCTGCAATCCAATCTTATGCAAAATCACCAGATATAAATTCTTTTGGTGGAAGATTGAAGTATAGTAAGTTACTTTCTCAAATTGATAAGGTTGATACTGGAATAACTTCAAATATTACAACTCTTGTAATGAGAAGGAACTTAATTCCAGCATATAATACGGTTGCAACTTATGAAGTTTGTTATGGAAATAAGTTTCATGCTGATTTGGAAGGATTTAATGTTCGTTCCTCAGCTTTTAAACTTGAAAGTGTTGATGGAAACATATTTTTAACAGATTTTCCTAACAATGACCAATTAACTGGAATAATTAAATTTTTTAAAATTGAAAATGGAGTAATTACTTATATTAATAATAATGCAGGCACTGTAGACTATGTGAAAGGTGAAGTAATACTATTTCCAGTGAATATTTCATCTACATCACTATCCAATCGTATTGAAATTGAAGTCACTCCAGAATCAAATGATATTGTGGCAAAAGAGAACCTTTATATTGTGCTAGATACTACAGGAAATAGTAAATTAAACCTATTAGAGGACGTTCTTGTCTCAGGTTCAAATATTTCAGGAACAAATTACACACCACCCTCTAGTTTCATTAGTAATAAAAAATATACAAGGTAAGAAATGTCTGATAAAAAAGTCAAAATTTCAAATATTCTGGGAAGTCAAATACCAGATTTTATACAAGCAGATAATCCACTTTTTAAAGAGTTTTTGACTCAATATTATGAGTCTGAAGAACGTGAGTATGGTACGACATATTTAGCTGATCATATTGCATCACTTAAAAAGATATCAACTGTTGCAGACATTTCTTTAGTTGAAAAACAAACAGTTCCTGTACCAAATAGCACGGTTCCAGAATCTCCAGTTTTTTTAACATCTGAAACTTTTGCATATGATGATATAATTAATGTAAATCAAACAATAGGATTTCCAGAAACGTATGGATTAATAAAAATCGGTAATGAAATTATTACATATACTGGAAAAACTAATAGTTCATTCACAGGATGTGTTCGTGGATTTAGTGGTATATCTGAATTGAAAACTCAAGGAAATCCAGAGTTTTTAACATTTAGTGATACTAATGCATCAGCACATGAATCTAGTTCATCTGTCCTTAACTTAAGTTTTCTATTTGTAACTGAATTCTACAAAAAATTTAGAAAAAACTTTTTACCTGGTTTAGAAGATAGAAGTCTCATATATGGAATAAATGTAGAAAATATTTTATCAAGAGCAAGAGATTTTTATAGTTCAAAAGGAACAGATACTTCATTACAAATACTTTTTCAAGTTTTGTATGGTGAGCAAGTTGAAATAATTAAACCTTTTGATCAAACAATTGCACCGTCAGAGGCTGAATGGGATGTAACTGATGATATTGTAGTCGAAGTTCTTTCTGGTGATCCTTTAAATCTAGTTGGTGTTAAAATATATCAAGATTCTTTTACTAATCCAACTGCAAGTGGTGCAGTTTCAAATGTAACTACAAAATTTTTAGGAAATACCAAATATTATCAAATATCTTTTTCAAAAGGAACAATTCAAGATAAATTTAATGTTTCGACAAAAACAAAGGTAGTTGGTACAGCTTCAACAACAGAAGTTCTTACAGTTGACTCCACAATTGGATTTGGTGCAACAGGTAATTTTTATTATCCAAATGCAGATAATGTTTATACATTAGCAGAGTATACATCTAAATCAAGCAATCAATTTTTTGGATGCACTGGTATATCAAGACTTTTAACAGAATCTGACCCAGTTATTGATACTAATTTTGTATATGGTTATGAAGATAATGACTTAACAAAGATCTGTATAATGAGAATAACTGGATCTATCTCTGGTGCATCAGATAATGTAAGTGTTACTAAGTATTTTGATCTAGATGATTCTATCCGAGTTAAACATTTAGGTGAAAAGTATGATGTTTCTGATAAAAAATTTAATACTTGGTTTTATAATAACCTTTCATACACAGATGTTCAGCAACATCCAGCTGGATCATCTACTTTTACGACTTTAACAGAACATTTTTTAAAAATTGGAGATAAAGTAGATATTATATACAAAGATACAAAAGGATTAATTATACAGGATGCTATTGTTGATGATGTTTATACACCGACTCGTTTTTTAATTACTGGTGGAATTTTATTTGGTTCTATAATTTTTGGTGATTATATTATCAAAAAGAAATTAAATTATGCTTCATCAAATTTTGGTATCACTTCTTTACTATCAAATATACAAAATTCATTTTCTGATGTTGATAAAAATACATATGTGGCATTTACGGGATATCCATCTTTTGATACTCAAACTACAAATAGATCAAAATCCGTTGCATCATCAGGTATTAGCACTAATGCAAGCACAATTACAATAAATGATCACAATTTCCTTAATGGTGAAAGAATTTATATGTCAATTTCTTCTGATTCTGGAATCAGTGGAAGCACAAGTGGATATTTTTATGTAAATGTTATTGATAGTGACACTATAAGATTAGCACTAAACCCCTCGAATCTTTACAGAAACACATTTGAACAGATTAAGTATAACGGTGTAGGAACTGGTATGCATAGTTTAACACCTGCAAATCTTTATGATGGTGGACAATTAACAAATCAAAATTACTTTAAAAGAATTTTTAAAACCCCTCAAATATCAAAAGGTAATTTAAATATTAGTGGCCCAGTTGGAGTATCATTGAATGGAGTTGAATATCATTCACCAATTTCTGAAGATTCAGTTTTTTATGGCCAACTCGATAATATTGAAGTTTTAAATTCAGGAAGAGATTTTAACGTAGTTAATGCACCAACACTATCAATCACAGACGATACTGGAAGCGGTTGTGAGGCATATGCAAACTTTTCTGGTACTTTATCTGAGATAATAGTAAATGAGAGTGGATTTGACTATTCTGAAGTACCTTCTGTTAGTATTACGGGTGGAAACGGAACTGGTGCAATCTGTGAAGCAAAAATGAGAGGATTCACTCACAGTAAAACTTTTACTGATTTTGATGTAAATCTAACCGATAACACAATTGTAGGAGAACATAGATTTTTAGATGGAGAGGAGGTTACATATATTGCCACAGGAACACCAATCGGAATCACGACTGGAGTTAATGTTGGTTTCTCTACAGATTTACTATCTTCTGGAAGTAATTATTTTATTGCTAAAATTACTAATAACTCATTCAAGTTAGCAATTACTAAAAAAAGAGCTTTAACAAAAACTAATTTAATAGATCTTCGTACATTTGGAAATAGAAGTCACACTTTTAGATCAAATAAGAATAGACAAATAATTGATAGAATCATTGTTAAGGAATCAGGATCTTTATACTCAAATCGTAAAGTTTTAATATCATCACAACAATATCCCACTCCAGATAGAAAAGATTTATTTAAAACATTTGTTGGTATAAACACTTTTAATAATTACATATATGCAAAAAATCATAATTTTAGTAACGGAGACGTATTAGAATATAGTTGCAGTGGAACTGTTATTTCTGGATTGTCTGAATCTACAGTTTATAAAGTAACAGTCATTGATAATAATAAGTTTAAGTTAAGTAATGCAGGAACAGCAACAACCATATCTAGTATAGATTACGATAGAAAAATATATGTTAATTTAGATAGTGTTGGAGTTGGTATTCATACATTTAAATATCCAGAGATTGAGGTTAAAATTGAGGGTAAAGTTTCTGTCGGTTCAACAACCACCATACCTGATTATTATAAATCATCAGCAAAAGCAATAGTAAAAGGTGGTTTATCAAATATTTTTGTAAAAGATGGAGGAGTTGGGTATGGAGTTACAAATATAGTTAATTATCTTCGTAGACCAATAGTTAAATTACTAACTGGAAAGGATGGATTTATAGTTCCAATTATTTCACAGGGAAAAATAACTGATGTTGATATTTTAAATTCTGGATCAGAGTATACAACACCACCAGAACTTGAAGTTGTTGGAGTTGGAGGAACATCTGGAACAGTTGGGCAATTCGCTAAATTGGAGTCTGTGGTATCGGGAGGAAAGATAACAGATGTTAATATAATTTCTGGAGGGACAGGATATGATACTAACAATACAATTATAAAAGTAACTCCAGCTGGATCAGAATCTATCATTGGATCCCAAGTACATGAATGGAAAATAAACTCTGTAGAACGATATAATCATGTAATAAATGAAAGTAATGCCGAACTTGTTCAAGTAAGAGCTATATCACTAACAAATAATAATAAATTATGTTCATTTTATCCAGTTAAAAAGTATCGTCGTTTACTTAGAGATAATATTGATTCTAGTTTTACTGAATCTACTGATGAGCATTCTAAAATAGTTGGATGGGCATATGATGGTAACCCAATTTATGGCCCAGTGAGTGAAAATAACTCTGGAATTACAACATTTATGCAATCTAGTTATGAATTGGATATTATTGGTGATACTTCTTTGAGACCATTATATCAAAATGGATATTTTGTGCAAGATTATGTTTATAAGGAAAGTGGTGATTTAGATGAATACAATGGAAAATTTGTAAAAAATAGTGATTTTCCAAATGGAACATATGCTTATTTTTCAACTATAGATAATTCTACAAAAAATCCATCATTCCCATACATAACATTTTTACACCGTAACGCCACAGACGAGTTTAATTATGATATAACAAAAGTTCAATCAGATAAAATTTTAAATACTGGAGATTATAAAAGAAATGTAACTCATTTGGGTTTAAATGATACTTTTAGAAGATACCCATTACTTGATGATTCATTAAATTCAAAAGCAAAAATTAAAGTTGATGGTATTGATTCATCAACAATAACAACAATTACTGTAAATGAATCTGGAACAGGTTATAAAGTAAACGATAAGATAAACTTTAATGATCCAACCATAACTGCTAGTGTTGATCAAATTATAGGACAACCTCTAGTTTCAGTAGCAACTACAAATACCATAGTCGATAACTTAAGATTTTCCATACTTGATGGTGAAGTAACTGGTGTATCTACTATTCCACATGGACTCTCTAGTGGAGATGTAGTTGAAATATCTGGAATATCATCAATTACATATAAAAATATAGAGGGAGCTAGAACAATTGGAGTATCAACGGTAACAACTGGGTTATCTGAAAACATTGGAAATCTTGCTGCTACTGGAATTACGACATTTATAGCTTTCTTAGATCCAACCGTAAATAGAAAATTCAATATTAATGATGTAGTACAAATTAATTCAGAACAATTTTTAATTATTGATCATGATGATGTTAATAACAAATATAGATTGAGAAGAGGACATAATTCAACAACTATTGCAAATTCACATACCTCTGGTGCATTAGTTACTAGGTTAGAGACAGAATTTACATATTCAGTACCTAAAAAAATTGAAAATAAAAATTTAGAATTATCTAAAGTAAAATATTTTGAGGCAGCAAAATCAGTTGGTATTGGAAGCACTACTACAAATGTTGTAGTTGGATTTGCAGGAAGCACAGCAGTTAATAAATCAATTCCACCTAGGGCAATATATTTACCAAATCATCCTTTCCAAAATGGAGATGAAGTGACCTTAGTTTCAATCGGATCTACTATTAGAGCAGCTAAAACTGCAAGTTTAGCAAATGATTTTGATTTGGCAGATTTTGATAAACTTTATTGTCTTAGACTGAATAATTTGTATGTTGGATTAGCAACTGAAAAAGTTGGATTTGATACAAATACAGTATTCTTTACATCAGTTTTAACTGTTGGTGGAGATGATAATAAGATCGAAACAATTACAGATAACCTAACTGGATCATTAAGAAGAATAAATGGAACTGTTACTGTTGCAACTGCTACAACCATAGGTCAACAACACGGAATGTCTGTTGGTGATGATTTTGAATTACATATAAAATCTGATAGAACACAAACTTTTGATTTAAGATATAATGAAAATATTAGAAAATTAGTTGTAAATCCAACATCGTTTACAGATTCAGCAATTGGAATTGGAACAACAGTATCAAAAATAACAATCAGTGATCATGAATTCGAAACTGGAGATTTAATTGTATATAATTCAACAACTCCAGCTACTCCTTTAGTTGATAACGGAGTGTATTATGTTGTAAAAGATTCAAGAGATACCATAAGATTAGCAGAAAATGCTTATGATTTATCAGTATTCCCATATAATTATATTGGGATTGGAACCACTGGTGGAACAAACCATCAAATATCCAAAATAAATCCAAAATTATCTTTATATAAAAATAATACAATTGAATTTTTAACTTCTGATTCAAGTTTAAATGATTTCAGTATAGAATTTTATGAAGATCAAAACTTTAAATCAAAATACAATAATGATTTAATTACTAAAACTGACGCTAAGACAACTATATCAGTTGGAGATTCGTTAGCAACTGAATTTTATTATAGAGTTGAAGGAAAAAATACAAATGTAATTAAAACTTTATCATTTGCTGTAGATGAAAGAGTTCCAAATTATTCACAAATAGTAATAGTTGATTCTAAATTTAATAAAGAATTTAAAGTGACAGGAATTGGAACAAATGTATTTAAATTTAATCCAGCTGAAATTGCTGAAACTAATTCATATACATCTACAGGAATTTCTTCTGCATTCTATTCAACCAAATCTTTAGGAGAAATTGGTGGAATACACTCAATAAATGTTTTAAATAAAGGATTTAATGTTGATAAACTTCCAATAATCACATCAATCAGGACTACTAACGGAAAAAATGCTGTATTGACTGTAGAGACAGATAAAATAGGAACTGTTAATAGCACTCAAGTATTTGAACAAGGACTAGAATTTTCTCCAGATCATACTCTAAAACCAAAAGCAGATAGTAATGTTATCCTAGAGTTAAAAGATATATTCACACTTAAAAGTATAGGAATTGTTACTGGAGGAACTAACTATACAAGTCCACCAAAAGTAATTGCAATTGGAAAACCAAATATAGTTGCACAAACCAGTTTAAATGGAACTTCAGTTAATAAAGTTCAAATTTTAACTAATGATAGTGGATTATCTAAAGATCTCAGAATAGTTCCAACTATAAACTCAAATGGAGTTGTAGTTATTGGAGCAACCACTGATAGCAATAAAACAGTTACTTTAAGTTTAAGAGCTCCAAATCCAGAGACTGGATCAGATAGTGGATTCTTTAATCAAGGAGGAAGTTTCCCATTCGCAGTAAAAGATGAAATATTTGTTGAAAATATTAAAACTACTGATGGTAATGATGGATATAATTCTAGTGCTTACAACTATGCTTATTTTACGGTAACTGGCATTGTTACCACTGGTGGACAGGAATCTGTAAGTTACTCTCTAGTTGGACTTGGAACTACAGGAGGAACATATCAACAAGAAAATAACTTTGGTCGAGTTATCAAAAAAACTGATCTTGCAGAATTTGCACCTGAATTTGAAAAATCCTCTTTCTTTGAGAATGAAATAGTAGAAATTGTTGGTAAAAATATTTCAGGAACAGTTGCAGAAAATGGTTGGGATCCAGTATCACAAACATTAAAGGTGTTTAATGTTAATGGAGATTTTATTAAGGAGGACTCTATTGTAGGTACGATCAGTAATAATAAAGCAACTGTAACGAATCAATTTAAATTTGATTTTGATTTAAATGTAGATGCAACAGCAAATATTTTAAATAATTGGAAAACTGATATTGGTAAATTAAATTTAGATATTCAAAGATTACATGATAATGATTACTATCAGAGATTTTCATATTCTGTTAAAGGTGATGTTCCTTTTACCACTTGGAAAGATGCTGTTGATAGTTTAGATCACGTAGCTGGATTTAAAAATTTCTGTAATTTAGGAATAGGGTCAACTGCACAACATACTTTAAATTCAGATAGTGAAGTTGGTTTAGAAGTTGATATTGATCAAGAGGCTTCAGTTCATGAAAAATTCTATTATGATATGGTTAGTGAAGACACTGAAGATCCAAATTTGTCAAAATTAGTTGTATTTGATTCTAAAATCATAACTGATTATAATGAATCCAGAACCAATAAAGTTCTTTTGATAGATGATATAAGTTCTCAATTTACAGGTATAGTTACCACTACTGGTGGTGGAGTTGTAGGTGTTAGTAGTTTTAATTTATTCACTGATGGAGATACTTTATTCCATAGAGGATTTAATCCATCTTCAGGCATATCAACCGATACTCATCAACTTACAATACCAAAACATAATTTTAACACAGGTGAAAGATTAATTTACAAACCACAATCTGGTCAATCAGCAATTGGAATTGCAAGCACTGATGTTCCTGGTATTGGTATCACCACATTATTACCATCAAGTATTTTTGCAATAAAAATTGATTCAGATATAATACAGGTTGCCACTGCTGCTAGTTTTGCAAATGCTGGAACTGCAGTATCATTTACAAGTATAACAGGCATTGGAACTAATCACACATTGTCAGTTCCTCCAGATGATGCTACCATTAGAACTTTAATTAGTATCGATAATATAATTCAAAGTCCTGTGGGAGTAACAACAGTCATATCTGTTGGATTATCAACCGAAGTTGGAATATCAACTGATACTATCTTTTTAAATGATGTTTCTGAAATAGCAGGTAAATCTTTACTTAGAATTGAAGATGAAATAATTAAAGTTAATTTAGTTGGTGTAGGATCTACTAATTCATTAAACGTTGTAAGAGGTGAAATGGGATCAGTTGCTGCAGCACATACTGTTGGTGCAGCAGTTACAGTATTAAAGGGTGACTATAGAATTAAAGAAGGTAGAATATACTTCTCTGAGGCACCTTATGGGCCAACAGGAAGTACAGGAATTACAACATTTTCCACCTTTAATGGAAGAGCATACTATAGATTAAATTATAACACTAACAAAATTATAGATGATATATCAGATAGGTTTGATGGGTCTACTGATAAATTTAATTTAACCACTAGTGGAACACAATTAACTGGCATTAATACTAGTTTTGGTGTGGTTTTGATTAATAATATATTCCAAAGACCTTTTTATGGTGATGTTGGTGATATTAATCAATCTGATTATCAAATTGTAGGGACGGGACAAACTATTGATTTTACAGGATCTCCAGTTAATAAAGATTTACCTAGAGGTGGAATTATAAATGAATTTGATGTTGGTATAGGAAGTGGATATCAAGTTCCTAGAAAGGCATTATTTAACGCAGTTGTATCGGCAACTGGAACAATTCAATCAGTTGGTATAGTAACTGGTGGTGCTGGATACATATCTCCACCACTTATTTCTATAACATCATCCACAGGATCTGGTGCTGTTATTGCAGCATCTATAACAGCAGGTATAGTAACAGCTGTAAGTATTACAAATCCTGGCAGTGGTTATACATCTTCAGGTATTTCTACAAGTTTAAACTTCGTAACTGCTCCTTTACCAAGTCCATATACAAACATACCATTGGATGGTGGAAGTGGATCTGGTGCAAAAATAGATGTTGTAGTAGGAACTGGTGGTAGTATCATATCTTTTGATATGGCAGATCGTGGTATTGGTTATGAAATCGGGGATAATTTAGAGTTAACTACTTTACCCTTCCAAGTTGGAATTGGAACAAGTGTATTCAACATAACAATTAGAAATAAATTCCAAGATAAATTTGCAGGTTGGTGTTTTGGACAACTATTAGAACTTGATGATTTCAGTGCACAATTCAATGGTTTTAGAAAATCATTCCTCATTACTCGCACAGTAACAAATAAAGAATACTATAGTATAGTTGCCCAAAAAGGATCAGGTGTTATACTAAAAAACAATTTACTTATATTCATAAATGATATTTTACAAAAACCAGATAAAGATTATGAATTTGCAGGTGGAACAAGAATATCATTCAAAGAGGCACCAAAGGCAGGTAGTAAATTTAAAATGTATTTCTACACTGGATCAACTGATGATTTTGTTGAGGTTGATGTTGATGAAAGTGTAAAACCAGGTGATGAATTGAGATTACAATACTTTGATAGAATATCTGAACAAGATAACAGAATAGTTTATGAATTGATTGCATCAGATACAGTTGAAACAACCACTTACGGTGGAGTCGGAATATCAACTAATGCTGACTTTAAGAGGCCAACAATGTGGAGGAAGCAAACAAAAGACTTAATTATTGATGGGGTAAAAATATCAAAAGAAAGAAACTATCTTGAACCACAAATATTACCCACGACAGGTATTATAAAGTCAATTTCTCCAACAGACACTAAAATTTATGTAAAGGATACTTGGTTATTCAAGCAAGTTGATAATCTAGGACAAACTAAGAACGATATAAACATTGTTGGTTTAGGAACAACAGCAGTTGTTGAAAAGATTGAAAAAGTAACCTACGCTGGTGATTATGGTATTGTGGTAGGGATTGGAACAAGTGCTGTTGGTATCAATACGACTGGCCCTGCGATATTCTTTGAAATTAAACCAGATCCTACAATATTCTCATTAAGTCCAAGTGGAAATCAAATTGAAAAATCAGGAATATCAACTGGTGATTATTTTGTAATAAAAAATACATTTATCGGTGATGGTATCACTGGAATTAAAACTACATCCTCTGGCCCAGAAACTGTTGGTGTTGGAAATACATTCTTAGATAATGTATATTTTGCCGAGCATTTTGTTTCTGTCGGGTCTTCTATAACAAGAGTTTTTGCAAATGTTAGTTCAATTGCAGGAATAAACACAACAGGATTATCAACACACTTCAAGTTTGGATCTTACAGTTGGGGGTCAATTGGTATTTCTAGAAACGCAAATTCAAAAGCGTTTACCTTCCATAATCAAAATGGAGTGGTTGGAATTGAAACATCTGCTCAAGTGATAAGAACTTTACCCATGAAAACACTTTATACATAAGAGGTATAAATAATCAAAAAAATGTAAGTATCAATGCCAGCAATAATCACTGACCAATATCGTATATTAAATGCAGAAACTTTTGTAGACAGTTTTTCAGGTATTGGCACAAATAGAATTAATAACTATTATAGTTTTTTAGGACACCCAAATCCAAAAAATACAGATGTTAAAAATTATGGAGATTCTGGTTGGGGTAATCCTGTCCCAAATCCCATAGATGCATTTGACCAAGAGAATTTTTATTATGATAGTATGCTTTTTTTAAAAAAAGTAACTCCTAATGATGTTAGAAGAGTAGTTCCAAGACTTGATTGGCAAACTGGAACAACGTATGAGATGTATAGAAATAATTATTCCTCAAGCAACAGAACACCACAAACCAAATCAACTACTTTATATGGATCTCAGTATTTTGTAGTAAATTCAGAATTTAATGTATATTTGTGTATTAATAATGGTTCTAACCCAGATAACCCAAATGGACAGAAATCATTATTTGAACCAACCCATACTAATACTGTTCCTCAAGAAGCTGGAAATGGTTCTGACGGTTATCTTTGGAAATACTTGTTTACCATTTCACCATCAGATATAGTTAAGTTTGTAACTACTACATATATACCTCTACCAAAAAAATGGGGCGATACATCTACTAAAACTATAAAAGATGCATCTGTAGATGGAAAAATTGAAACTGTAATTATTAAAAATGGTGGATCTGGATACAGCATTGACACAAGTGGAACTGTTTCATCTACAGGAACAATTTCAGATATACCTATAACAGGTGATGGAACAGGAGGTACAGTATCAATTAATATTAATAGCGGTATCGTAGAAAGTATATCTGGTGTGGTTGGTGGAAGTGGTTATACATATGCTGCAGTTAGATTTGAGTCTGGACAGTTTGGAGGAAAAACTCTTATAGTTGGATCTGGAGCAGAATTTGAAGTTATTATACCACCGAAGGGTGGTCACGGTGCAGATATATACCGTGAACTTGGTGGTTTTAGAGTTATGTTATACTCTAAGTATGATAATAATGTTGATCATGTGCCTGATTACGTTGTTGGTAATGATTTTTCTCGTGTGGGGTTAGTGAAAAATCCACTTCAATTCGGTGGAACTGACCTTCTAAATAATACGACTGCGACTAATTTGGGTGCTTTAAAGTTACAACCTGATACTACATCAGGACTTTCAACCTCACAAGTTACATATGCTCCAAATGATCTAATTACACAAACAGTTGGAGTTGGTTCTACTGCAGTAGGTTACGTTGCATCTTGGAATCCAGATACTGGAGTTTTGAGATATTATCAACCAGTTGGTTTTTCTACTCTTTCAACATATTCTTATAAAAAACTTGATTTTGTTGGAAGTGGGAACACTTCTCCTATAACTGGAGGATCTCCTGAAAATTTAGTTGTTGACGGCACTTTTAGTGGAAAAACAACTACAATTGGTGGAAAGAATGTTGATTTGGGTCAAACATTTAATCTTGGAAAAGCAAGTCCAGAAGTTAAAAAATACTCTGGTGAAATTATATACATTGATAACAGAGCACCAGTAACGAGAACAGCTTCACAAAAAGAAGAAGTAAAAATAGTCATAGAGTTCTAAAAAAATGCCACAAAATACCAATTTAAACGTCTCTCCTTATTTTGATGATTTTGTTGATAGTAAAAACTATCACAAAGTTTTGTTTAAACCAGGATTTCCAGTTCAAGCAAGAGAATTAACAACATTACAGTCAATTCTTCAAAATCAGGTTGAAAAATTTGGACAACACTTCTTTAAAGAAGGTTCAATGATAATTCCTGGTGGAACTTCTTATGATGCTGAGTATTCTGCAGTAAAAATAGATCCTAATTTTTTAAATATTCCAGTCAATAATTATACAAAAATATTAGTTGACAATAAAATAAAAATAAAAGGAGAGACAACAGGAGTAGAGGCAACGGTAGTTAATCGTTTAACATCGTCAGAATCCATTGATGGTTTTGATACTTTATACATTAAGTATACAAAATCTGGGCCAGATGGGAGCACTGGTGTTTTTGCAGATGGTGAAAATCTAATAACTCTTTCAACTTTTAACTATCTAAACACAAGTATCGCAGCAAATAGTCAATTTGCTAGATGTATAGTATCTGATGCAACATCAATTGGATCTGCATTTTCTGTAAGTGAGGGTGTTTTCTTTATCCGTGGATTTTTTGTAAAAAATGTTAGTTCTACTATAATATTAGATCAATATTTAAACTCTCCAAGTTACAGAGTTGGGTTTTTAATAACAGAAGAAACTGTTGGGCCATCAACCGTAAATTCTGATTTATATGATAATGCTAAAGGATTTGCAAATGAGGCAGCACCTGGTGCAGATAGATTTAGATTATCAGTAACTTTACATAAAAAACTCTTGTCAGATGTTAATGATAATGATTTCGTTGAATTATTAAGAGTTGAAAACGGTATTGTAAAAAATATAGTCACTAGAACAGAATATAATATATTTGCACAAGAATTAGCAAGAAGAACTTATGATGAATCTGGAGATTATTATGTAAAACCATTTTCATTAAGTGCTAAAGAAACATTAAATGATAGAATTGGTAATAGGGGAGTATACTTTGATAATCAACAAACACAAAATGGTAATATACCTAAAGAAGATATGCTCAGTTTGCAAGTATCTTCAGGAAAGGCATATGTAAGGGGTTATGAAGTAGAAAAAATATCATCATCATCGATTGATGTGCTAAAACCAAGAACAACCAAATTAGTTGAAAATCAAAGTGTTCCCATTCGAATTGGTAATTCTATGAGAGTTACAAATATAAAAGGAACACCAACTATTGGATTTAGTGCAAATTCATCAATTGATTTAAAAAATAGAAGAACTGGTTTAGATCAAGTAACTCAAGGTTCTGTAATTGGTCAAGTTAGAGTTTTTGACTATAATGAAAAAATAGTGGGAACATCTGCATCACTTTCCACGTATGATTTAAAAATATATGATCTTCAACTCTATACAACTTTAGTAACTACAAATAATTTTTCAACAGCAATACATTCTCATGTAAAAGGAAAATTTAGTGGAGCTGTTGGATATGGAATTGCAACTGTAACTAGTAATAGTACTATAACTCTCCGTGATGTGACTGGAACTTTTCAAATAAATGAACCATTAATTATCAACGGTGTTACTGAAGGAAATAATATTAAAAAAATTGTAGATAGTAGTTTTGAAGACGTTAAATCAGTCAGTCACTCATCTGGATTTACAGCAAATACAGTTTTAGATCGTAAAAAGCAAGTATTTAATGAAGGTGCACAGTTTGCCATCACTGGTGGAAACACATTGGCATCTGGAGCAGTTGCTGATTTTAGAAGTCAATTAAAAGAAGGAGATATAATTTCATATGCAACAGCAACTTCTGATGATCCAGTTTTTAATGAAGTCGGAACACCTACTAAAAATAGTGTGCCTCTCACTGCTGTTGAGTCTATTGATGAAGTTTGTAATGGTGCAGTTGTTAACAGTAATACTCAAACTGGTGTTTCTGTTTTAGTTCCCTCTTTAAAAGAATCTGATGATCCTGGTTTTAGAGTTAAATTAGCAGACAAATATGTTGAATCAATTAACGTTTTAGATAGTTCTTATATTACAAGAAAGCAACTTACAGCAACTGCAAGTTCAAATAGCGTTACATTTAATATTAGTTCGATTGGTGGAGATACAAGTGATCTTTTCTTTGAACCATTCACTAGATCAAATTATGTTTTAGAAGTTGGTGGAAAATTAGAGGATCTTTTTGAACCAATGGTAACCATAAATGCGAGTCTTAAAACAGTTGTTATAACTGGATTATCACAAGCGAGTGGTGCTGCAAAATTAACAGCTGCAGTGAGAAGAAGTGCATTGGCATCAAAAGAAAAGTCATTAGTAAGATGTAGTAATTTGATTGTTAATAGATCAGATTTAAGTGGATCAGGTATTACAACTACATCCTTTGATGATGGTCTAACAGCAAGTGGTGTTTATGGAACAAGAGTTCAAGATGAAGAAATATCTTTAAATGTACCAGATGTTGTTCGTGTTTTAGCAGTATTTGAAACCAATGACTCAACTGATCCAGATTTACCATTGATTGGTGTTACAAATCAAACAGATACATTTAGTGGGAATGTAATTGTTGGAGAGCAATTTGTTGGTGGATCATCAGGTGCAGTTGCCCGTGTAGTGGTTGTACAAGCGACTCAGTTGTCCTTTGTTTATGAAAACGAAAATGTCTTCGAAGTTGGTGAAAACATCTCTCTGAAGACCTCTGGGATCTTTGCTACGATAACTGGAGTTACACCAGGTGATAGAAATATTCTTAAAAACTTTAAATTAGATAATGGGCAAAGAGTTGAATTTGCTGATTTTTCTAGACTTATTAGAAAATCTAATGTTGAAAAACCATCTCGTAAATTAAGAGTTATATTTGACCACCTTCAAAATAATGAAGTATCAGGAAATATAGAAACAGTTAATAGTTATACTGGTCTAGATTATTCAACAGAAATACCATATGTCTTTGACAATTATGCTTCTGACTTTATTGATTTTAGGCCAAGAGTCGCATCATATAATACAGGAAGTAGCATTTCTCCATTCTCATATGCATCTAGAGATTTCTCATCCACTAATTCAGAATCAGTGGTATCTGGTAAAACTGTTGTAGTCGATTATTCATATTATCTAGGTAGAGTTGATAGATTATATCTAACAAAAGAAGGAACTTTTATTACAAAAGAAGGAACACCATCCAGATTTCCAAAAGCACCTCTACCAAACGAGGAGTCATTCCAAGTTGCTACATTAAAATTACCACCTTACATTAGAAACGCATCATCTGAAGTTTTAATTAAAACAGTTCCTCATAAAAGATACACAATGAGGGACATTGGAAGTCTAGAAAGTAGAATTAAAAATTTAGAAAATTATACAACATTATCTTTATTAGAGACAGATACTAAAAATCTAACAATCAAAGATCCAAATACTGGATTAGATAAATTTAAGTCTGGTTTCTTCGTAGATAATTTTAGAAATCATAATTCTCACAATTTAACTGGAGAGTCTAAGTTTGATATTGATATTGAAAAAAGTGAATTAAGACCAAGAACAACAGAAAGAAATGTAAGTTTAGTATTTGAAACTGTTACTACTCAAGCAAACCCAACAACCACAGACTATAATTTTGTTAATGACTTTCCTGATTCAAATATTACAAGAGGTGGTGCAGCCTTAACTTTAAGTTATACTGAAGAAGTGTTCATAAATCAACCAAATGCAACTCGAACAGAAAACTTAAATCCATTCCTTGTTGATGTATTTGTTGGTACGATTGATTTACTTCCTAGTTCTGATTTTTGGATAGAGGAAATACCATTAGAACCACAAAATGTTGAAATTGATAATGCATTTGATGCAATTTCACAATTATTGGGAGTTGAAGATCGTGAAAATGGTGGAATGGCATCCAGTTTCTTTAATTCACACGAAACTACTTGGAATGGTAGAGATAGTGCAACTTTAGTTGGTGAAGATGTCATTGATAAGAAAGTACTTTCATCTAGTTCGGATCGTGATGTTAGAGATCGTGGTAATGAAATAGTCACTACAACTACAACTACTGCTGATGTTGAAAACACAATTAGACAAACATTCGAAGAGACAGGAGTAGAAAAAGAGTTTGGACTTGAGTTATCAGCTACTACACAGGTTGTCGATTTGGGAACTAAAGTCGTAGGTATTGATGTATTATATAATGTAAGATCAAGGAATGTTCAAGTACATGCGAAGAGATTGAAACCAAATACAAGATTTTATGTCTTTATGGAAAATACTGATCTTACATCATTTGCAGTTCCTAAGTATCTTCCAATTACAATGAACAGAGGAACTTTCCTCCCTAATGATATAGTCGAAAGTGTAGGTGAGGTAAATCCTGGAAGTGCTAGTATACAATTTAGAACTGCAGCTATAAATCATAAGTTAGGCCCATTCAATAATCCCGATAAAACTCTTGATAGATGTGTGTTGCCAAATGTTGGTGAAATAACTATCCCTACAGCATATTCAAGCACTAGCGAAATTATAAACATTGATACTGCTGATTTATCTCTTGATAATAATATTGGAACTGGTGGATATGTAAAAAAAGGAATGAAAATTGCTGCTATTTTAGGTGATGGAGAGGCAACAGTTGGTGATATAGCTTTGATCAGTGATGAAAGGGGTGATTTAATATTCTCTCTACATATTCCTGATCCAAAAGTTATAGGTAATCCTTTATTCACTACTGGTAACAACACTATAAGAGTAACAACAAGTGCTGTTAATGCAAGTATATTAGATCCTGGTTCCAGTTCAGCAGAGGCAGAGTACTTAGCAAGTGGATATCAAACAAATACACAAGAGCAAACATTATCTATTAAAACACCTAAGATAGAGAGAAAACAAGTTGGAGTAAAAGATGTAACTAGAACATTCACAAGAGATAGGACAGAGCAAGTTACCGAAGTCACGGTAGATGTTCAGAGAGAGGAAATTGATGATGATGATCCATTGGCACAGTCATTCTTTGTTGATTCTGAAAGTTATAAAGATGGTTTATTTATTACTAGTGGAGAATTATTCTTTAAGACGAAAGATAGTAGTAAACCAGTAACTGTTCAAATAAGAACAATGAGAGACGGTACACCAACAAAAGTAGTTGTTCCATTTGCTGAAACTGAAATAGATCCAGATGATATTAATTTATCTGATGATGGTAGTGCTTCAACAGAATTTAAATTTAAATCACCAGTCTATCTACAAAGTGGATATGAATATGCTTTAGTATTACTAGCAGGTAAAACTCTTGATTATCTAACATTTATTAATAGAATAGGTGAAATTGATTTAATTACTCAAGCATTGAACAGTTCTCAACCAACTCTTGGTTCATTGTTTAAATCACAAAATAATAAAACTTGGACTCCAAGCCAATATGAAGATCTTAAGTTTAAACTTAACAAAGCAAACTTTGTAGCAAATATACCATCAAGTGTTTTACTTCATAATAGTGAATTACCTCTTGGTAAGATTAGAAAAGAAAATCCAGCAATAGGATTCTCAAAGAGAGTTAATGTAAAATTATCATCTGCTAGTTCTGCGACATTCGCACAAGGTGAAGAGGTTAGGCAAACAACTGCGACAGGTGTTGTAAATACTGGAAGAATATCTGCAACTGGTGGGCCTTTAGCAACTGGAAATAATAAATTAACCATTGTAACAGATGATGCAGGTGTTAGTGGAATTGGATTAACTTCCTCTCTTCCCAATAATCAGGCATTTGATAATATTAGCGTGACTGCATTAACAGGATCTGGAACAGGTGCAGTTGTTAAACTAAGAGTTGACACTGGAGCTACCCCAAACATAGCAGGTGCTGCAGTGACTGTGACCACTGCTGGTTCAGGTTATGCTCCTGGTGATTTACTATTGCTAGGAAATATTGGTGATACAGGATCAGGAGTAAGAGCAGTTGTCAAGAGTGCCTCAAGTATAAACAACACAGATTTATTAGTTTTAGATGATGTTAAAGATAATTTTGTGAACAATAGAGATATAGTTCACTATGCTGGTGGTGGAACTCAAACTACAATTGCAAATGCCGATATTGCTACAGTTAATCCAGATTCAATAAGAGATGGGCATACACTTCAGTTTGACCATAAAAACCACGGAATGCATTCAAGCACTAATAAAGTAAGGATATCAAACTTCCATCCTGATGGAATACCAACAGTATTAACTGGTAACATAGATGATGATACCACAGCAATCACTCTTTCAGATGGAACAAACTTCTCAACATTTGAAGGCACTGCAGTTGGAGCTGGGCAATCAGGATTCCTTCTTGTTGATAAAGAAATTATTCAATATAATGCAATTTCTGGTAACACCATAACCATTGATGGTGCTGATAGAGGTATTGATTCTAGTTTAAAATCAAATCACTCTGCAGATACTTTAGTTTACAAATATGAATTTAATGGAGTATCTTTATCAAAAATTAATAAAGAACATAATATAGATTCCAGAGAGAAAACATTTGATAGTTATTTTATAAAAGTTTCTGATACAGATACTGATCCAACATTTAATACCACTAAATCTGGTGGTGGAAATGCAGTTCATGCATCTCAAAATATTCCTTTCGAGATGATTGATCCTCAAATTACATCAATAACACCCACAGGAACAAATATATCTGGTAGAATTAAAACAACATCTGGAACCAGCATAAGTGGTAATGAAGGTTCATTTAGAGATGTTGGTTATGAAAATATATCTCTAAACAAATTAAACTTCCTTGATAGTCCAAGAATAATTGCATCAAAGGCAAATGAATTTAATTTACTTGGTAATGAAAAATCATTTGGTTTAGAGTTAACACTTTTAACTGATAATCCTGATGTATCTCCAGTAGTTGACTTAGAAAATCCAAATGCTATTCTCATAAGCAACCTAGTAGATGATAATGTAGATAATTTTGAGACTGACAGTAGACCAAAAATACCTGGTTCTGATCCAAATACTGCAATATATGAAACAAAAATGATTAACTTAGAGTTTGTCTCAAATTCACTATTTGTTCAGTTTGATGGTCATAGAGAGGCCGAGGGTGATATCAAATTATTCTATAAGTTAATTCGAGGTGATGGTGATGATGATCATGCAACTTACATTCCATTTAATAATGATGGTTCTTCTGATAGTCCTGTGAATCCAAATAGAACAAGAGATACCTTTAGTGAGTACAAATTTACCGCAGAAAATACAGCTCAGTTTAAATCATTTATGATTAAAGTTGTTATGACATCTACAAATCAAGCAAAACCACCTAGAGTCAAGAACTTTAGAGCAATTGCACTTAGATCATTTCAAATTGATTAATGAATAAGTATCTGAAGGTTAAATCTGATGTATCTCTCGTAAGAGATATGAATTCAAATGCAATTATCAATCAAAATCAAAGTGAATATGATAAATTTGTAAGAGTTTCTCAGAAAAAATATGAGGAAAAAAGAAAATTTGACAATATGCGTGAGGATTTAAATTCTTTAAAAAAGGATATGGATGAGATAAAAACCCTTCTCAAAAATATTATGGATAAATGATTTATAAATATTCCAAGATAGATTCTAATTAATTAAATAATGGCAGCATATATTAGCAACATAGTAATTGATGCTGGTGCGGATTTTAACCAAGTTTTTAATTTGGAGACTGCGGCTAACTCACCTTTAGATTTGACTGGTTTTACAGCCACCTCAAAATTAAAAAAACATCCTGCTTCATTAAAAGAACAGGCAACGTTTTCTGTTTCTTTTACAAACAGAGCTCAAGGTGAATTAAAGATAGCATTAGGATCGTCAATTACATCTGCCTTAAAAGCAGGTAGATATAGTTATGATGTATTGTTAAATGATGGTTCTGTCAAAACTAGGATCGTTAGTGGAAGTGCAATTGTTACTGCTGGAGTTACTACAGGTTAATTAATATGGCTGATATAAAAGTCAGAGTCGGTTCAAGAAATGCAAATAAAGTTATATCCACGATATCTGGTGGTGGAGGAACTTTAGGTGGATTATCAGATGTTGATATATCTGGTGGATTAGAAAATGGAATGGTGTTAGTTTTCAATGCAGCAACAAGTAAATTTGAAGCAACTTTAGAATTAACGCCAGGAGCAACGCAAAATTTAAACATTAATGGGGGAAGTTTTTAAATGGCCAGCATAATAAGAACAAGAAGATCGACTGGCACTGCTGCACCTGCAACCATAAACTTTGGTGAACTTGCGGTTACAGTTTCAAATGGAGAACACGGTAATTTAGGTGGAAGATTATTTGTTGGAGATAATACTAGTCCAGATCCAGATCCAATAGTAATCGGTGGTAAATACTTTACCGATATGATGAGTAATACGCCAGGTACAGTTGCTGGTGGTGCGAATGCTAATCCTGGTACGTTAGCTAACGGATTCATACCAATACTTGAAAGACAATCTGGAGGTCATCCAGGTGGAAGTGCTTCAGGTTTTGGTGAAATTAGTGGTGCTGTGGCAAATATGCCAAGAGTTAACCAATGGAATGTAGATAATATTACAATAGATGGAAATTCAATATCATCAAACAATGTAGATGGAGATATTCGTTTCGTAACTAATGGTGGTGGGCAAGTAATTATTAATGATGATACCAAATTAACTTTTGGTGCGAGTGAAGATTTAAGTATCGAGTTTGATGAAAATGGAACAGATCACGTTCGAGTAACTAAGCAAGCCTCTTGTAAAGGTATAATATTTGAGGGAGTTCCTGTTGAAATAGCGAATCCTGGTGTTGGTGATGGATTGATAGTTGATAATATCGGTATTTCCTCCAATGTTATCAGAACTAGATCTGGCGGTGGAAATACATTATTCATCGACCCATATCCAGATGGTTTAGATAGTGACGGTATAGTCATTGTCAAAGGTAGTTTGCAAGTTGATGGAACAACCACAACAGTTAATTCCACGAATACATCATTGAATGATCCAATAATGAATATTGGTGATGTGATTAGTAAGAGAACTGTGATGGCAGTTGTTGGTTCTGGGACATCTGCAATTACTTTAGATTCAATTGTTGGTATTAATACTGGAGATCAAATAAGTGGTAGTTCTTCATTACCAGGTGCTGGTACAACTACTATTCACTCATTCTCCTCATCAGCTGGTGTTTCTACAGTCTTTATCAATGGACAAACAACTGCTGGTATTACAACTACAACACAATTAACAATCACTCACGGATTTGATACAAATACAGATCGTGGTATTTCGTTTAACTATAATACTGGAAGTGGAGTAGCAAATAATAAAACTGGATTCTTTGGTTATAATGATAGTAGTGGAGAAACTAGTAATGCACCTGAAAGATCATGGACTTACATTCCTGATGCAACCATCACTGGTAATGTTTTAAGTGGTACAAAAGGTTTCCTAGATATAAAAGGTATATTCTTCCAGAATGGAGATTTCTCCACTGCTGGTAACGGAGTATTATACTTTGATACAACAGGTAAAGTTGTTGGTGCAGCTGGCACTACAGCAGGTATAACAACCTCAAACTTCGTACTAACAACTGATGCCAGTGGCATA